TTCAATTATTGTTGTGTATATTGCGTTTGTCATTTTGCTAATTGATGAGTTATATTTGAAAGCATTTTAACTGATAATCTTCTAATATCTCTATCGCCTTTTTCCATTGCATAATCGAGCCAAGGTCTTGATTTTACTCCTGTTCGTTTATTCACTTCGTTATATCCTCTACCATGAACATATTTTGCGTAATTAGCCCTAGGATATATTTGAGCCGATAACCGATTTATTACTCTTTTATGAGTATCACGCATATTACCGGTATCTACTGGCGCACCACCGCCACTACCGCCGACCTTCCAAGGATTTCTAAGTATTAACCGGTTATACACTGCAATGCCCCTTACAAGGAAGTTTCTCGCTTCTGAGAGGGTTACTTGTGGATTCCGTCTAATTGCCGCTTCAAATTCCTTTAATCCTTTAATTGTCAATATTGGTTCTGCCATATTTAAACGCTTAGTGGCTCTGATATATCTAATTCAACCGATGCTTCTAAGTGCTGATTATTACCATTATCATTTTTCTGAATAAATTTAACATTATATTCCTTGCCATCTTCATCAACTACTCTGTCGCCTGTCATTAAATTAGTATCTACCGGACACCAAATTGTAAATGATTGAGTAAAAGCTATTCCTATTTGTTGGTCAAATCCGTCTATATTAGTATGTTGAATATGTCCAGAAAAAGATGTTTTCTCAACTTCTGATGAGCTTTCGTTACTCCAAACCTGTCTGAATACCTGAAATGTTTTTGTAAAATAACTTGTTATAGCCATAATTTTGTATATGAATCTAATATTGATTTAGCTTCTTCTAGTTGCCCAAATGATACGCTACCGCCATCAACATCATAAGCTACTGAATAATTACCAATCTTTTCTGATTTAACTGTTCCTGATCCGCCACCTCTATGGAAGTCATACATTCCAGCCGCCAATACTGTAGCCGCAAAAGATATATCATCTGGTGGAGTTTCTGAATATCCCCATTTGGCAGTAATTTTCTGATTTTGAATACCCTGACTAAATACTCTTGATCTTAATATTATTTTAGTTATCGGTATCTCTCTATCCTCACGATAATCTTCACTTGGCGGATCAATCAAATATCCACCAGCTCCACCTGCAGTTATAGTACTAAAACTATCACCCCAAGTATTACCACCAATCTCTACTTTTGATATTTCAATACAATCGTCAATTAGTAATTCTCTAGCTCCACCGTCCGGGCCATCAAATAATCTTTCCTTAGCTTCTGTGTCTGCTTTGAAATTTCTACCAGTAATATTATCTATAATTTTTTGAGCCGCTAAAATATAAGATTCAAAAGTATCAGATGTGGTGATATTCAAGAAATCTTTTATTTTCGCCGCAGTTGTATATCCTTTATCGGTCATATTACTTGGTTATAATTTTATTTGAGTCTGCTTGTGCTTGATGTCTAACATTAACAAGTTTAAGGTCTGGATCATTAACCTTTCTTTTTTTCTCAACCGATTTACCAGTTTTTATGTTTTTGTATATGTAGATTTTCATAGGCATTCTGTGAGGAGGGGGAATAACTCCCCCGCCCTCAGAGTGTCTATGCACTAGCCGAAGCTGTGGTTAATTTTGTAACCGCAGTAGGAAGAATGGTAATAGCACCAACTCGTTCCTTAAATCTGATTGCTTCCCTATCGGTAGTAATCAAATTAATATCACCGTCATCAGCAACATTTCTAACAACACCAGCATTAAATCTGTCAATCTTGATTCCACCGGCCTTAATTCCTAGAATAGATGATTTCTTCAAATCACCATATAAAACGAATGAAGTATCAGCAGCAGTAGCAGATCTTGCAGGCATAGCTTCAACCATTACAGCTGGTTTGCCCCAAATAGTGGCAGGGCCAGTTTCAGAAGGTCGTTGATAGATATATAATCCATCATCATCTTTCAACTTCCTAACAGTACTCATGTTAGTCCTGTTCATGTAGTACTTAGCGTTAGCTTGAGCGCCCTGTGGAGTTTCGTCTTGCATATCAATCAAGTCGTCAGCATCCATAGAAGCAAAAGTAGTACCAGTCATAGTAACCTCGTTTACACTTCCATTTTGCAATAATCCAGTAAAACCACCATAGTCAGAAGTACCATCACCATTAAAGAATGCTTCGTCTTCTTTTTGTGCGAAAGATTCAGCAACTCTACCAGTAATAAATGAAGCCAAGTCAATTTCCTCATCCTCAAGTAATTCGCTAGTCATTGTAGCAATGGTAGCCAATTTCTTAAGAGCCAATTCTGTTTGATCTAGAACAACTTGAGTAGATTTAATAGCACCCGCTTCATCAACCCAATATGTAGTAACATCAGTAGTAAGAGAATTAGCATCCATTGTATTCTTAGAAAGAGTAATGGTCATCATCTCACGCCTTGCAACACCATACTCGGTGATCAAGTGTCTGATTTCAGCCGATAACTCGCTATCAACCACATAACCAGCATAAGGTGTGCCAGTAACATCAGTACTCATTTCCTTTTCAAAAATCTGCTTCATCTTTGCAGAATCCTGACCATTAACAGCAATAAACAATTCTCTTAATCTGCTATTATATTCCTTACGCTTTTCAGCGACAGCAGGATTATAAACACCAGATTTTTGCTCGGCAAGAGTTTTTTGCTCTTTCATCCATTCTTTAACCTCAGCTTTCATCGCAGAAACACTTTCTTTAATTCCAGCTTTAACTAAAGCAGATATGCCTTTTTTCACTTCCTCGTCTTCCTCGTCTTCTTCCTCATCTTTAACTGGAAGATCATTTACTTCCTCAACTGCGTCTTCCGCAGTTTCCTTATCCTCGTCAGCCATTTTGGCGTAAACATCATTAATCTGCTTCTTTTCATCAGCAGTAATAACACCCCGTTTCGTAATGGTTTTCAAGAATTTTAACAATTCTTTTAAGTTCATATAAATTTATTTAAGTTTTCTTTTCTCAGATAATAAACTTTTAACCGCTCGGCGTATTTTTGATTTCTCCTTGGCTCGCTGAGTTTTAGTTTCAGCTTCGACACTTTCACCAGCCAATCCGTCAATAGCCCGCAGTGTAATATTTAAAAGTTTTTCTCTTTTAGTTTTGATGTCAATTTTGACTTTCTTCTCAATCTTCTTTTCTTCAACAGCATTTGTCCAGTTTAAAATCATTTCTTGGTTAGTACTAAAGTATTTTTTAGAATCATCTAAAGTCCAGCCATCGTTTTTATCAAATAATATCATTTGGATTTTTTTAACATCCTCATTATTCATTACAGCGATGATTGCCTTAACTCTTGGGATGTCACTTTTAATAGTAACTCTGCCAAAAGTCCCCTCATCAAACATTCCTATATCTCTGATTTTCAATCTGATATTAGAACCGTCTTCATCCCAGCTCTCGTCAAAGTTAGTTTTCTCTAATTTCTTTTTCTTACTTTTATTTTGTCCGTTGCTATCATTTCCTCTGTTTCCATTATCTTCTTCATTATTTTCTTCCCCATTTGGCTCACTACCGTCGCCGTTCTCGGTATTTCCATTTTCATCACTTTTCTCATCCGATTTATTTTTAGTATTGTTTGGTTTTTCATATAGTATTTCTAAGTTAATTCCTTTTTGCGCAATTTTTGCTAGTGCTTGCGGATTTGCCGGGACACTGACAGCACTAATTTCTAATAATTTTGATTTCAGAATATTATAATCCTTATCAAATTCAAGTGCCATAAACCCAACCGAGAAAGCATGTAAAAAATTACCCTTATATAAATCAAATATAACCTTAGCAACTGGATTTTCTTTAACAGCAAATTTAATTTTGCCTTGTAGTTTTCCATCTTTAACCCCGATTTGAGTGGCATTACCAATTACAGAAGTAGCATCAAAGTGATCGTGGCTATTTAGAATAACTGGATTTTTCTTAAAATCCTTTAAATCAAAATTCTGCTCCACTATATCGCCATGGAGGTCTTCTTTGTCGGTAGAAAACACACCCTCAATTGTAAATTTATCCTCATCTACTGAGCTGGCTTTGAACTGGAATAATTGTTTAAACTTTTTCATAAAATTATGATTATTTTATTTTTTATTTAACTCCCTTGACAATTTTATATATTTATGTTATATCGAACAGCGACAATTCACCACCTCACTTGCCGGGCCACTCGGATCACCGGGAAACATCAAGCCGTTAGTAAATGTATCATTTATTGGCCGTTCCTCGCCGTCTTGCATTGCATGACTATCTCTAACATTCCCATCGCCAACCGTTACCCATATCTTGATTTGTAGATTTGCTTGCTGGTATCCCTCAAATGTGCCTTTTTGTGTTACTCCCAATATTTCAGTTCTTGCTATTGTTGCCGCTCTATTCTTACTAATATTTCCAAATGTGTTTTCTATTCTACTTATCAATTGCGGTCTAGTTTCACCATCAGCCAAGCTCTGACTAAAATCTTTTTTCAATTTCTTAAATGTGGTTTCGTTTATCTCGCTGAATATATCTACTTTTTTATCAAGCCAGCTTTGGATATCACTAGTTATGTTAAATTCAAATGTTGATCCGCTTATCTCTTTGCTATCAATTCCAGCTTCTATTAATATCTGCTCCATAACTGGCAAAAATGTTTCTTTAGCAATTTTTAGCTCTAATACCTTGTCAAAGGTTTCATCAATAATATCTTTTGTAAACATCTTGAAATCCTGTGCTTCTAATCCCTCAATCATTCTTAATTTCTGCTCCTTAAAATATTTATCCAATACTTTTATAAATCGTTTCTCGTTAGCATCCATTCTCTTAATCATCATTTTTCCGTAGGCCTGCCGGGCATCATAATCTCTTAGTGGGTGATCAAACTCTTTTTTTTTAAGTGATTTTTTTTCATCCTCCTTTGGTTTAGAATTTTCCTCGCCTACCGGAGAAAGATTGAATGGTACTAATACTTCATCACCACCTTTAATTGGTTTTAAATCTAACTGTTCTCGCTTTTCATTAGTTGTCATTGCATGGATATTATTCGCAGTTTCAAGATTTGCCCGTTTATTCTCTTGATCTTCGGGGACTATATCTACATGGCCAAGGGTCATTCCTTGATCGTCAAAAAATCTCATATTCAACTCATCAACCAATTCGTCCATTAGCGGAGTAATAGTTTCTCGCAAAAATACTCTTATACCTGCTTCAGCATTTGCAAAAGTTTCATCTGATGTAAGCCCAAGCATTGATTTTGGTACTCCAGTTAAAATCAAAATATCTTCCATGGTAGATTTCTTTGCTTCCATAAATGAAAGCTCATCTGGCGTTAATCCAGTACGAGTATAATCAACATCTCCACCCAAGAACAAAGGCACACCAGATTTCTTTGCCCCTGCCACTTGTTGTTTATATAAATCCTTGTTTTGCTGTACTTGTTCTTTTGTTAAGTTTGATTTGAATTTGAATATACCTTCAACTTTGCCGCCATTTCTTAATATCTTTGAATGATAATTTGCTATCTGATTCTCAGTATCGATCGCTCGGACACCGGCGCTTAATATACTTAATCCGTTTAATGGACTTTTTGGGTCGGGATTTCGTGAGTAAATCATAAACTGCGGGTCAATATTTACTGATTTCCCATTGGGTGATTGATATATAAATTTGCCAATTTCACCCTCACTGCCTAATTCAAATTTAACTAAATCGGGTCTAAGTAAAACTAATTGAGCAATTTTCTTTGGCCCGAACAATTCGCTATCCTGTACCACCCAAATATAAGCAGTCCCGGTTAAATCCTTGTATTGCTGATATAGTGTCCAAAATTGAGTTTTACTAAAAAATGGGTTTGGATTGTTAAGAACATCTAAAGCCGGATTGTTAAGAACAGGTTTATCGCCTTGTGTCAATATAAATTCAATCTGGCCGACTTTACTTGCTCGCTTACTAACACATTTATTCGTAACCAAGCTGATTTGATTAGCATTTAAAAAATCTGTCTTATTCCACTGTAATTCGGGATCAGTTAATTTGTTTGTTGCATTAAACCTAAACAAACCTTTTTTCTTGAAAGAGAATTTTTTAAATAAGTTAAATAGCTTATTTTGCATAATAAATTTTTAAAATAAAAACGGACAAAGCATATAGCTAAGTCCGTTGGTTTTCCCACTAGGACGAATTTAAATTGTTGCGGGGATCGGAGTCGAACCGACGATCTCTTGGTATTGAGCCAAGTGGGATGGCCATCTTCCCTACCCTGCAATTATATTATCAACCTTTTTAAATTATATGTCAAGGAGTTATACACGAGTTATCCACAGTTAATTAAATTTTATATTCTTCTTAATCTTAACCACGGCCACATTAACAATATTACCGCCGTTAATAGTAATATCAAGCTCTATTTTGCCATACTGTATATCCTTAGCTTCTTTATCGATCAATCCTAATAATTGCTTTTCCTTATTAGTTTCCGCTTCTTTTAGTGGTATTTTATTAATTTCTTTTAATGTGTGTACTGGCATGGGGATGTTTTATTATTAATTAAAATTTTTCCAAAATCTATCAATAAAATAAAGCATTAATAATATCGCTACTATTCCTCCGATAATTATTCCTATTTCTGACATCATAATTTTATTTTTATTACTTAATATCTAATACTATTTTATAAATAAACTTCCAAATAAAATGTGGCATAAATCTCGGCTTAGGTTTTAGTATATGGCTTGCCCAATCCTTTCTAGCCATTTTTTTTATATCACGGCCGTATAATTGTCTAATCTTCTTGGCTTTCTTGTGACTCATTTGATTCTAATTTATTTTTTAACTCTTTATTGCATAGATAATAAGCGCCCTGCCAGTATTCTATTGCTATATCATATTCGGTTTCAATTTCATCGAGGTCTAGCTTTAGCATTTTAAACGATGCATCAATTACATCCATTGCCCGGCTAAAATTATCTTGGCATTGCATAGTGGTTGCCTGACATTCGTTTCGTGTTTGAACAACCCCGGTATTATAACCGGATCGTGATGCTGTTTGCTGAACAATAAGCAAGCAGGCCAGTATCGCAAACATAAAATATAGTTCGCGCTTGTACTGTTTAATAAACTTGATGAATGTTTTGATCTCAGGCATGGCTTTTATTTTAATTAAATTAATCCCTCGAATGGTTTTTCATAGAATGTTAGAACAAGCGCATCCCAGAAATCGGGGGACTTGCCATTATTATTTTTCTTTAAATCCTGCTTTGGCTCGATCTTAACCTGTTTCTCTGAATTTACTTTGTATTTAATCCAAGTAGCTTGTTGCCATTCTGGTCGTTCATCAAGCCGACTATCATCTTTTTCAATCCATCTCTTAGCTTTCCAACTTAGCTCTGCTTTTAGGTTTGAATAAGTTTCAGTATCTTGTGCTTTATCGCCAACACTCACCCCACAATCAATACCACCGTTTCTTTCTCTTAATCTATCAGATACGCCCCGACCAATACCAATATCATCAATTCCTACATCTTGCCAATCTATCCCAAATTTCGCCACTATGTCCTCAATCTGCGGTACATTGACCATTGTGTCCTTTGATTGATTTTCACCGCACACACAGGCAAATTTGCCCCACCTGACCACGAATACATTCTTATCACCACCACCGCCAATATCTCCGCCTAATTTTGGCTTGATTTTAAGCTCTCCGCTTTCCCGTGCCTTATTAAGCATTTCTAGCATTAAATCGGCTGTAGTCCCATATTTGAGCGACTCAGCTAACACTAGTGGTCGATAACCCTTTTCATCCATCACATCAATAGGGGGGAACTCGCATTTGAATAAAATATCATATAATGGCTTTTCTCTGGCTTCCTCTAAAAACTCCTCTGTAAATCTACCCTCTTTTAATCCCTGTATATCGTCAATGAATATTTTATGGTATCTAGTCCCGTCCCAGCTCTTTTTGAAATGAGAATTAGGAGGTGCTGAATAAAATGGGTTGCCAATTTTAGCATAAAACGCATCCTTGCCTTTACCAGCAATCATACGGAAAATAGTCGCTTCGGTATGATCTTGGATCAAGCAATATTCATCACCTATAACAATCTTTGCTCCCGCTCCCATAGCCGCTTCAATAGATTTACTAGCATTCTTCTGTTGAGCAGATAGTATAAATACACCACCGCCATTATTTAATATAATCCTTTCCTTGTTTTCTTCCTGTCTGAGCCGTTCTAATTTAGTATTCTTTTCAAGTAATGTTGGCCACAATGGATTATCACCAAGATGCTCGATATAATATCTCATTGTTAATTTAGCTTTTTCAGCACTCGGTGCTACAATTGCCACCTTTTCACCTTGTACACAAGATACAATAATCGCCGCTAAAGCTACCCATAATGTCTTACCATATTGAGTAGCACAAATAACCTCTACCCTTTTATAATCTCGTAATATAATAGCAGAGAAGATATGCATCTGCCCCTCTGTTATCATCTCTCCGCCCGGCCTACCCTCTATATTAAAATAATTAGCAAGATGGAGGGATGCCTGTATCTGATCCTTCGTCAGTTGTGGTAGCGGTGGCTTTAGCATTGTTAATCAATCTATTAAGTTTATTTAATTGTTCCTTAGCTTCTTTATCATAAGGATTTTCAATCTCAACTTTCTGTTTGTTTGCAAATAACTTATCAACTAATTTTGCCATCATCTTTGGATCTCTAGTCATGGCCATTATTGCAAAGACATGCTTAGCTCCGTATTCCTTTGACTCAATAGTCTTTTTTAATTCATCCTCACCAATTTCGCCCTCCCATAAATCATGCAAAAACTGAGCATCCATATTTTCTTGGTATGCTGATTTACGCCCGGCATTAGAACCATCGTGTCCCTCTGCATTTTTATTGTTAAGTGGTGCTGGCATTGAAATTAAAAACTATTATTTATCTAAATTAAGCCGATAGTGGTTCTGCTGGATTAAGCAATACTGCTTTCTGTCCGGTATAATCTTCCCAGCGCTTTATTATTACATCAATGTATTTCGGGTCAAGCTCTGCTCCATAACATATTCGTTCTGACTTCTCGCAAGCTATAAGTGTACTACCGCTTCCCAAGAATAAATCTAAAACTATGTCATCTCTTTTACTACTGTTTTTAATTCCCTC